GATCCTGACTTACAGACTTATTTAAGATGTACGGCAAATCCGGGAGGTATTGGCGCACATTGGGTAAAGAAAAGATATGTAGAAGCTTTTGAGTATAACAAATCTTTTGTAGGTAAAGATGGTTTAACTAGGAAATTTATTCCTGCTAGACTTCAAGATAATCCTTACTTATCAGAAGATGGTGAATACGAAAGAATGCTTTCTTCTTTACCTGCTGTTCAACGTAAACAATTACTAGAAGGTAATTGGGATATTGCGGAAGGAGCAGCGTTTGCAGAGTTTGAAACAGAAAACCATGTCGTAGCACCTTTTGATATACCATCTTGGTGGGAAAGATTTAAAGGAGTTGATTATGGTTATGCTGCAGAAAGTTGTTGTTTGTGGGCTGCTGTTGATCCTGAAGACAAGACCATTATTATATATAGAGAACTATACCAAAAAGGTCTAACAGGTTTAGCATTGGCTTCCAAAATAACAGAAATGGAACAGTACGAAATACGCTCTATATATGGAGTATTAGATACAGCAGCTTGGGCTAGGACAGGTTATTCAGGTCCTACTATTGGTGAGATCCTTACTCAAAAAGGACATAAGCTAAGAAGAGCTGATAAAAATAGAATAGCAGGAAAAGTACAGATACACGAATATCTTAGAAAAAGTGCAAGCACAGGTAGACCTAAATTACAAATATTTAACTCTTGTCAAAATTTAATTAGAGAGCTACAGAGCTTACCTTTATCTAAAACTAATTCTGAAGACGTAGACACTAAAGCTTCGGATCATGCTTATGATGCGTTGCGATACATGTTAATGAGCAGACCTAGATTAGATCATCCTTATGATAGGATGCTAAAGATAAAAACGGATATCTACCAACCTGCTGACTCAACATTTGGATATTAGTACATGGCAGAAAATGAAAATACTTTCTTGTCAGCCAACAACATTTACGAAGATGTTGAAGGTGAAGCAGGTAAGACTTTAAAATTAGAATTAGACCAACGTACTAATTTAGTTGGTATCGTAGAAGATCGTTTTCTTGCTGCAGAAGACGCACGTAGTGTTGATGAACAACGTTGGCTAACAGCCTATGAAAACTATCGTGGTCTTTATAAAAAGAATGTTAAGTTCAGAGAGTCTGAAAAATCTAGAGTCTTTGTAAAAGTTACTAAAACAAAAGTACTAGCAGCCTTTGGTCAGTTAGTTGACGTTATCTTTGGAACTGGTAAGTTTCCTATTGGTATATCAGAAACTAAAATACCTGAAGGTGAAAAAGCTAATGCTTATTTAGATACTCAAAACCCATCACCGAATATAGAAATACCTGACAACATAGGAAATAGACTTGAAGATTCTCCTCAAGAAAATCCATATAATGTAGGTTACGAAGGAGATGGACGCGCTCTTAAAGCAGGAGCTACTTTTGGTAGTGGTTTGTTTGAAGATAGTATAGAAGACCAAGCTGAAGAAAAAGGATTTTTGGTAGAAGGACAAGCTCCAACACCTCAAATGCCTGAAATTTCTCCTGCACAAAGAGCTGCTAGACGCATGGAAAATTAGTCCATGATCAAATAGAAGAGTCAAATGGCTCATCAGAAATACGTAATGCTTTACTTGAAGCTTCTTTACTTGGTACAGGTATCGTCAAAGGTCCTTTTAATTTCAATAAGAAATTACATAAGTGGGATACAGATAAAGAAGGTAACCGAGCTTACAATCCTTTAGAAGTTAAAGTACCACGTATAGAGTTTGTAAGCTGTTGGGATTTCTATCCTGATCCTGCAGCTACTAATATAGAAGAGTGTGAATACGTTATTCATCGACATAAGATGAATCGTAGTCAGTTAAGACAACTTCGTAACATGCCTTACTTTGACAAAGATGCTATCCGTGAATGTTTACAGATGGGTCCGAACTACGAAGAAAAACATTTTGAAAATGAATTAAAAGATAACAACACTACAGAAGAAGAGTATAACTCTAACTATGAAGTTCTCGAATATTGGGGAATCATGGATGCTGAGTATGCTAGAGAAGTAGGAATAGAACTTGGTGAAGAAGTAGATGATCTAGATGAAGTACAGATCAATGCTTGGGTAACAGGCGGTAAACTGTTAAGAGCAGTTATTAATCCGTTCACACCTTATCGTATTCCTTACAATGCTTTTCCTTACGAAAGAAATCCTTATAACTTCTTTGGTATTGGTGTTGCTGAGAACATGAATGATTCTCAACAGATTATGAACGGACATGCTAGAATGGCTATAGATAACTTAGCTCTAGCAGGTTCTATTGTTTTTGATGTAGATGAGTCTGCTTTAGTTGGTGGACAATCAATGGAAATATATCCCGGAAAAATATTCCGTAGACAGTCTGGAATGCCCGGACAATCTATATATGGTTTAAAGTTTCCTAACACAGCTCAAGAAAATATGATGATGTTTGACAAGTTTAGACAACTTGCAGACGAACAAACTGGAATACCTAGTTACAGTCACGGACAAACAGGTGTTCAAAGTATGACAAGAACAGCCTCTGGTATGTCAATGCTATTAGGTGCTTCTAGTTTAAATATTAAAACAGTCGTTAAAAACCTAGATGATTTCTTATTGAAACCTTTAGGTGAATCATACTTTCAATGGAACATGCAATTCTTAGAAGATTCTATTGATGTTAAAGGTGATTTAGAAGTTAAAGCTACAGGAACAAATAGCTTGATGCAAAAAGAAGTACGTAGTCAAAGACTGACTATGTTCTTACAAACTGCACAAAGTCCTGCTATTGCACCTTTTGTTAAGATTTCTAAACTCGTAAGTGAACTAGCCTACAGCTTAGATTTAGATCCAGATGAAATATTGAATGATCCTGAAGAAGCAGCTATCATGGCACAGATAATAGGAATGCAAAATGCTCAACAAGAAACAAGCCCTGAGATTGAACCCACTGGTCAACAGCCCTCAATGGGAGCCGTTGGAGGAGTACCTCAGCCACCTCAAGACATTGGAGTTACAGGCACTGGCGGTGGCAACATCGGAACTGGAAATATTCCGCAGTCAGGGGAAGCTCAATTTTCTGGTACGCTTAGAGAACCTGCCTAGCGTAGTTAGACAAACACTTAAAGAGAATTAATATGGCAAAAAGAAAACAAAAAGCTATCGGTGGTCTTTTATCAAAAGCCGCTAAAAAATCTCGAAAAACTGACGCTATTAGATCAGCAAAATTAGATGACTCTTTAGATAAAAAGAAAGCTACTAAATTAGATCGAAAGAAAAAAGAATTAATAAAAGCTAAAGATGAGTTGGAAAACCTAACAATAAATGCTGTTGATGATAGTCGAATAGATGAAGAAGAATTTTTAACAGAACTTATAGATGAAATAGAAACCGATATAGTTATGTTAGAAGAAGGTATTTCAGAAGAAGAAGCAAGAGGTCTGTTTAAAAAAGGCGGTAAAATAAATAAAGGAATAGAAGCTTTAAGGAAAGAAGCTCCAGAAGTTGTAGCTCGAATGGGCTATGAAGAAGGCGGAGATGTAGACAAACAAATGGTAGGTCTAGGTATTTCCGTATCTCCAATAACTGCAGACATGGAATCAGACGAAGACATGGAAGATGGATATGTAGATTTTATAGTAGGAGAATCTCTTAGTCCAGAAGAAGAAACACAATTAATGAATAAATTAGAAGCTGATCCAGAACTTAGTGTTATGTTTGACAAAGTTCTAGATAAAGCAACAGAATTCGCAGGTTCAGGACCAGTTGAAGGTCCGGGATCTGGAGTCTCCGATTCGATACCTGCAAGGTTATCGGATGGTGAGTTTGTCTTTACAGCAAAAGCTACAGAGCAAATAGGCGCAGATAGATTACAACGTATGATGGAAGATGCCGAAATGCAAGCAGGAGCAGGAAGACAACAAAAGCAAGAAGGTGGTGAAGTAGAAGAAACTAAAGTTGATAGATTTGGAAAGCCTGTTGATAAAGACATAGCTGAAGATGAAATTAAAAAAGGAATGATGTCTACTAACCCACGTTTGCAATAACGATAAAGCCACCTTAGTTTACTAAGCCCTTTATCATAACATAAACCGAAAGGCTACCTTTACAAAAAACAAACCCTGCACTGTCGACATTTGCAGCCACTTTGTTGAGAAAGCCCTGAGTAGGAGTAAGAAATGGCAACACAAGCAAAAAAAGCAAACCCTTATAACGCTAATAAAGATTGGCATAACCAAAAAGATAAGCCGTTTGTATCTGCTGATGGTGCATTCTTTGAAGAACCTCAATCAAAAGTTGAATCTTCGGAAGAACCAAAGCAAAGTAAGAAGGAAACAAAAAGTTCACCTGATTACAAAAAAAGATATGATGATTTAAAATCACATTACGATTCTAAACTTAACGAGTTTAAATCTAGAGAACAAGAACTTTTAGAACAGGCAGCTAAAAATATGCCTGAGTATAAAGCTCCAAAGTCTCCAGAGGAACTAGAAAAGTTTAGAGAACAGTATCCAGATGTTTACGAAGTAGTTGAAACTGTAGCACACATGCAAAGTTCTGAAAAGACTAAAACCTTAGAAGAACGATTAGCACGGTTACAAGAACGTGAAACAGAATTAATTGCTAAAGAAGCACATTCTAAATTGACACAGAATCATCCTGATTTTGAAGATATTAGAAATAGTGATGAGTTTCATAGTTGGGCTAAAGCTCAACCTGAATCAATTCAAGATTGGATATATAAAAATTCTAATGATGGTGATCTCGCAAGTCGTGCTTTAGATTTATATAAAAGAGATATGGGTATAGCTAAAACAGCTCGTAAGCCTAAAACTCAAAAGTCCAATAAATCTGCTGCTGATATGGTTTCAACTAAAACAACAGCCGTTGAACCACAGCAAGAAAAAATTTGGACTGAAAGGGAAATAGCTGCAATGTCTATTCAAGATTTTGACAAGTACGAAGAAGAAATCGGACGAGCAATTCACGAAGGCAGAGTAGCTAAAT